TTCCACGATATGATTCAATACCCTCATTTGATGTTGGTATGTTTCTTTTGGTCAGCCTCGACTTTTTCTTGTACCTTTGGTACTTTAGGATTCCAAGTTGGTTTACTTTCTTTTGGTTTTGCTGGTATGCGTTTCCTTTTCTTTTCTTCTTCCTCTTTTCTTCTTTTTTCAGATTCTTCAATATCTTCTGCTGATGGAATATCATCATCTGCTTTGTTTGCTTCTGCTTCTTCATGAGATATTTTTCTCTCTCTTGTTTCTTCGTGTGGTTTTGAAACAATAGAATCTTTTACTCCTCTATTTTGATCAGTAGCGTGTCGAAGAATAGCTTCACTTTCATCTCTCGAAGCCCCTTTTGTTTCTAGTTCTATTGGTTGGTCCTTGCTTGTGTCATTATAAACTAATGCTTCATTTTTTGCTTCTGGTACTTTAAGTCCAGCTTCATTACTGTCTTTGTCAACATAACAACCAAATCTTGTGCATTTAATTAACATTCTTCCACCACCAATATCCTCTCCGTCTACTGCTGCTTTTGCCAATGTGTTTATTTCTGTGATAAGTGCAAGTGGTACTGCTGGATCTCTGCATACTGCAACTTCATAGTGTTCCAAGTCTTTTAAACTGTATGCTATAGAACCATCTTTCATTCTCATTGGTTCTCTTTCAGACTTTGTTGCTCCACCAAATGACAAGCCCTTATATTCGCCTGATTTGATTTTAGCCCAAATATCATTATCTAATTCATAATTTTTATGTATTTTACCAGTGACCTTTATGGCTGGGTATTCCTCTCCATCAGAATCTTTGTAAATAGTTTTTGCATAGTTTATTCCCTTTCCTATTATTCTGTTACTATGTGTATCAGAGATAGGTGCTCCTCTGTCTATCCAAATTGGTAAAACCTTCATTAATTCGTCTACTATTGTTACTTCTCCTTGCTTGTCCTTTACTTGAACAGTAAGATATCCTTCAAAATATCTCTCTCCACTATTAACTGCTGTGAGTCCTTTCGTGGTAATATTTCTAAAAAATACAGATTCTCCCATATAAATGATCAGATTACCGTTCTTTATAAATATTTATAAAAAGGGGAAGGGGGGTTAAAAAATACCTTGAACCCATATCTGATTAATCAGACTCTTTTTTTGCTTTTGTTACTACATAATCAGCAGTAAATCCAACTGTCAGACCTACCAAGACTATTCCAGCCTCAGTCAATCCGTCTACTATTTGGATTTGAGCAATAGCCAGAGCAGCAAAAACAGCAACAATAAGTGATCCTGCGAGTCGTCTTACAGAGTAAGATTCTCCATCAGAATGTAGCCATCCTCTAAGCGTGTTCAGACCAGCTCCTACTGCCGATGCAATAGCAACAAGAATTAATGCTTCTACCATAAGGAAACAGATTAACAGGTATATTTAAGGTTTTAGTGATGTCTCATGCCTGTCTTTTCTATAGGCAGTAACATTTTTTCTTGTATCATTTCAAGAATTATTTCTGGTTCAGATTTTGCCAAAATACCAAATAATGCATCTCCACCAGCAGTACCATAGAACTTGCCACAATTATAACATAACCAAATTTCATGAGTACCATCAGAATATCCATAAAGTTTGTTTGTGCACTCACAGTTTCTTCGCATATTTTGACTTGTAAACGTTTATTAATAAGGATTTGTATTATATAACTTATATGGGAACTGCTATTTATGTTTATGAGACAATAGGAGAATATTGGAATCATTACAATAAAATGGAAAAAGAGATAATGTTCTCTGCACCAATTATGGATATTTACTTGAAACCAGATAATAAATTATGGGTTGTAACAAAGATTTCAAAACATAAAGAACGCCCACAGCTTGGAAGAAGTATTGTGCACTTTATTAATGGTTCTGTAGAAGAACATTTAGACGGTCTTGAAACTATCATAAATGAAAAAGACATAAAATATAACCCAAAGAACAACAACATAGAATTCTTTCCAAGTATAGGTCACTCAAGACTGGTATTAAGGGTAGATCGATATTATGGGAACAAACCACAGAAAAAGAAAGAACTTTCAAATTCTAAGAGGTTTTATGACATTTCAAGAGATAGAATCAATTTGATTTTGCAAGATGGTAAATCCATTCAGGATTGATCTCATTCTTGGAGATGTTGAAGATCTTCTTAGAGAGACAAACCACAAACTAGAAAACATAGAAAAACTGTTAGAATTCTTGCTTTTACCACCTGAATTAAAGGAATATAAGAAGGGTGAAGCGTTAAGAAGAAAGAAACTTTGATTCTAGGTCCTGTGTCCGTTACCATGTAATAATTCTTTTACAATGTCTTCCCACTCTGTTTTTAGTTCAGGGTGTGTTCGTTCTATGACATCTTCTTGTAGTTTTGCTAGTATAATCATTGCTTTCTCTATTCGATAAGATCGTTTATTCAACTCCTCTATGTCTCCTGCCAGTGTCTTTAAACAGTTTGTTCTTTTATTAAAATACCCCACAATACCACCAAATCCAGCAGTAGCCAATAATCCTATAGCAATAAGAACTGAATTCTCTGCGATATTTTCTATCATATATTTGGGTGTTGTTTGTGTATTTAAATTATCGTTTGTTTCCTAGATTTCCACCGAATATATGCTTCCAATCCTTGCCATTTTTTTTCTTTATTCTTTTCCAAAAGGGGTCTGTATTCATGAATCCACCCTGTCTATTATATTCTTTTGTGATATCTGCTATCTTTCTATGACATTTATGACAAAATCTTGCATTTATTTCTTCTAACCAGAACTTGTAATCATTACAAAAATAACAAAGACCATAGTATTTATCGCTTATTTTAGCCAATAATGGTTCTCTACCACGCTTACCAGCACAGTCTCCACAGATCATAACTATGGTTGCTGCTGCTGCATCCTTCTTAAAGCAGTTTATGCAAATTGCTTCCTTGTAGTTATTAACACGAGTGTATTCGTCTTTCTGGTGTTTTTCCCATAACTTCTTACCAATGTCTTGACCTCCAGTGTCAACATTAAGTTTGGTTGCCATTATTTATCTGCCAACGTAACCTTCTTTAACACATCTTGTAACATAATATATACATTATTTGCTGCATAGTCAGTAGTACATACCTTTCTACTAACTTTTTTTATCTGCTCTATTGTATCGTCAATAAGGCTATAATCTGCATCATATACATTTTTTGGTTTTGTTTCTATAGTTTTTGCTATAACTTCTTCTATATGAGGTTTTTTATTGGTTTTAATTTTCTTCGCCATCTTCCCACCTCCTTGTAGTGTCTAATTCATTATTAACTACATCTCTTGCCTGTCTAACAGTCATGTTTGCAGACTTGCGTAACTCATTAACAGTCTTTGTCTTTTTCCATCCAAAGTCTACTGATGTTTGAAGAATATTCTTAACAACTTTGTAATTATTTGGTGTTATACCATCAATGTAGTTTTTCTTACTCATTGATGTACCTGTTCCACTTGCTGGAGCACCTTGATTCTGTCCTCCGGGATCAGATGATCTACCTCTTTTTGGTTCACCTTGGAAACTTTGTCTATTCTCTTTCTTTTGACCCATTGCGTTACCTCTGGTCTTTTTTTGTGGTTCTTCTGCCTGTGCCATCATCAATGGGTTGATTATAGGGTCTTTTGACACCTTAAACTCACCAGTATGGGTTCTTTTTACCTCGAATCCCATGCCTTGCATTGCTGCCATATTTTGTATTTCTGTTGATTGTGTTTGTAATTCTCTTAACTTGTCTGTCTCTTCTCCTGCTTTTAATCTAATTTCCCAGTCATCCACACCCAAAAGTTTTGATATTTTGGAAATAAATGCTTTACGGAGAATGTCTTGACCCCATGTAACTGCTCTGTTTGTAATTGTAACTTGTAATCCTTCTTGGGACCAACCACTTGGCATTTCACCATAGTACAATGGTAAGACACCGTAAATGGCTCCAATTATTTGTCTTAACTCTTTTCTTAATGCCATAAATTCTAATTCTTTAAGCGAACCAGTAAAGTCAATCCACTGTGCCATGTTTTTACTGCCTTTTTCACTTTCAACAAGCAGTGGGTGTATCATGTATGGATCTTCTGTTGCCTTTTGTTCCAACATATCCCAAGACTTTCTAAACGTCTCATAATTCCTTGATGCAATAAGTAACATACCTCTTGGTGGTCGCATTTTGTCGAAATACTTTCTGATATACTCATCCATGTGTGTCAAAGACATTGCTTTTGACCAAACAGCATAGATTGGAGAGTAGCCATAAATCAGTCCGGGCTTGTATTTTCCAGCTTTCCATATTACCTCACCTTCACCATAAATAACACGTTTTGGCTGTGGAATACCTATAGAATAGACAGAATTTACCTCACAAACAGCCTTTAATGCCTGTGCATTGCAACGATCA